TTTTTCATATAATTTGAATTTTTTAAGTATGTTGAAATCCTTGACCTCACATCAGTAATTAACTTGAATAGTTGGTCTTCTTTTTTCCTATTGGTCCAATAACTATTATATTTTTCTCTATTCTCACTTATCCACTTTTTTTTCTTTAGAAGCTGTATGTCTTTTGTTTTCTCATAATACCTTCTAGTCTCTTCTTTATACTTTTCAGGATTTTCAAGTCTCCGTTGTTGTTTTCGTTTTAGATGTTTTTCTTTGTTTTTTTGGAAATATTCCTGTTTGTATATTTTCTCACATTCTCTACAATAGGTACTATACCTTTCTTCGTTTTTAGATATTTTTCTAAATTCACAAACTTTTTTTTTTCTTTACATCTACTACAAATTTTTGTGCACATTTTCCCTATAATCATTTAGAAGTTTATTTACTAAAGAAGATAAATTTATATGAAGATTTCTATAATATTCTAAAAGTTCTCTGTCTAATGCAACCGAAACTTTTGTTTTTTTTTCTTCTTCTGTTTTTTTAATTCTTCCCATATGTTAATAAATATCTTAATATATTAAAAAGGTGTGAATATACACATTTTGTTATTCTTCGGACGCCTCTTCTTTTAATGTAAAATCACTATCTGTTCCTATTATATTTTTCCAATATTCAGCATACTCTTTTTTGTATTTTTCTATTGAAGCCTTTTCCTCTGCCGTATCCTTACCTGATATAAATCCATGTGGTGTTACAATTATTTTTCCATCTTCATATCCTAAACCATTTATGTGATTTTTCAAAACAGATACTTTAGTTCTAGACGCAAACTTAACTGTTCGTTTATCTTTCGTCGCTGTTATTTTTGTAGTACCAGCACCTTTTTGGTTTCCATATAAAAATATCAATGAACTATTAAGATAAATTGCTTCACCCCCCTTAGGTTTTATCCTAGGTTGTCCGAAAGGGTTATCAGGGAGTTCTGTCCAAGGTTGGTTGATTACCACTAGCGTGTTTTCATATTTAGATTCAGACCTTCTAGAACCAGAAATTCTTTGATTTATACCCATACCTATTTTATCCGCTAATGCCGCTGCATTATGCATTTTCCCGCCACGGCCTTCAAATGTCATCTTACATGGAACTGACCCTACCGAATCCCAAATGAAACACAAACTATAATCTAATTCCCCTTTCTCTTGAGCATCTAACAAACTATTAATATAATCCGTTATTTGTTCTATATAATCAAAGTTATTATTAAATATATAAAACCCATCCCAATCTAGTTCTCCTGTTTCTTCATCTACAACTTCTTGACATTCGAATCCCATCAATTTGGCGTGTTCGAAACTCCATTTTTGTTCGGTTATTATGAATACAGGAAGTATTCCCATCTTTTGAGCGGACACTGCTGTTTTGATTGCTGCGGTTGTTTTACCTGTATCTGAGTGACCCAAGAACATATTCAGGTGTCCGATTGCAGGACCTGGTAAACCGACGGCATCCAAGAACTCAGGACCCAAATCAAAGAATCTTTGTGGTTTATATTTTGCTGAGGTGGAAAACTTTTTTTTCAGTGAACTGAAATCATTTTTTTTAATTGCCATAATTTTTTTTATTAAAAAAGGAGACACCCACCAAGGTGTCTCCAAGTAATTTATTTAATCCAAAATCAATTCATTCAAAGTAGGACGAAGAACATCCTCTTCAAAATCAAAATCATCGTTAAACTCATCATATTCTGGAAGTTCAGTTTCAGCATCTCTGTATCCGCCTTCTTTATCACATTTGAAAATACCTGCGAATCCAACTCCTTCTTCATAATAATGACCTTCAGCGCTAACTGGTGTGTCTCCAGATTTTTCTTGTAAAAGTTCAACGATGTTCTCAATCATCTTTGAAGGGCAATGCCAAGCACTTTCACATTCCATAGTCAAATAATCTCCTAAGTTATCAAATCTAAAAACTTTTGCATATCTAGCGCCCAAACCTTCGGGTCCAAATCTTTCTTCATTTGCAAAAAGTTCATAGAGTGCCGAAATATGGGCAGAATCTCCTCCATTGTCATAAAGTTTTTCGAGCCTTTGGAGTTCAGTTTCCAACCAAGTAATCGCTTCTTCTGAAGCGGTAAATGTAATTACATTCCAACAAGGATTAGCCATAATACTATTTTTTAATTTTGTTTAACAAATTGAACATCCAAACTTAGGGTTACTTCTTTTCCGACTAGAACTCCACCTGCTTCAAGAGCCGAATTCCATGTTAATCCCCAATCTTCGCGATTAATTTTTCCATTTGCAGATAGTCCTCTTTTTGTATTACCCCAAGGATCTACCATACTCAATCCACTATATTCTACGGACAAAGTTACAGGTTTTGTTATATCTTTAATAGTTAAATCACCGGTGACTGTGAAGTTTTCATCATCGACTCTACCGATTGATGTGGATTTGAATGTCATTTTGGGATAGTGTACTGAGTCAAAAAAGTCGGGACTTTGAATGTGTACATCTCTGTCAGGATTTCCGCTATCGACTGAAGCGATATCTGCACTAAATGTAAAGGTTGAATTCTCAAAATTATCTTCGTCAATATTAGCATCTCCTTCGAACCATAAAAATCTTCCGTAGACATTGCTAACCATCATATGTTTTACTTTGAACCCAATTTCTGAGTGTGCTTGGTCAATAGACCATGTTGTTTTGTTCATTATTTAATGTTTTTTGTTTAAATAAATTATTTGTTTCTAAATTAGAATGGGAGGTCAGAATCTGGTTCCAAATCCATTTGTGGGTCTTGATGAGATTTTGTTCCACCGAAGGTTTCTTCACTTGTGGATTCATCTCCATAAACATATCCACCTCTTTCACTATCCCATCTTGGTGTTTCTCCTCTTGCAATTGCCTCCAAGTATTCAACAGGTTTTTTGGAATATACATCGGTCCATGACATCTCATCGTTTACCCATTCTTTTGCTTGTGTTGAATCTTCATGAATAGGCGCGGGGTCATCATACATAATAGCAGAAACTGTCGTATATTCTTTTCCCTTAGGGGTCTTAGACCTCGCAAGGTCGATGATTAAATCTCTACCATTCTCAGGGTCCGTGATGTCACCTTTGTTTCTCCAGATAGGTATAATCTTATCTAAGATACCTTCATTCTTGTAGTTATGTTTGAATCTCCAAAACTTTGGTCCATCTTCAGGGTGGTCTCTATCAATTACTTTGACGATATAAAATTTTCTTGACTTGTATTGTTTTGCAAGTTCTTTATCTGATTCTTTTCCTGTTGCCATAAGTTCTTCATAAACTTCATTCAACGGTGACCTTTCATTATCATTTTTGCCTGGATCATAGAATTTTTGCCATTGTCCTCCAACTTGGATTTCATGATACCATGCCTCTTTGAATGGAGATGAACCATCCTTCGTAGGTAAAATTCTAATTCTCCTTTGACCTGACTTTTCTTTATCAGACAGAATCAAAGCAAAATACTTTTTCATTCTTTCATCTTGTGACATTTTCGATTGGGAACCCCCCATTTGACTTTTTTCATACTGTGCCAATACGGCGTCTAATGTGCTCATTATTCAATAATTTTAATTGTGATTATAATAACTAATTATAGTATTAGAATTTGGAATTGTCAAATAAGTTATGACAAAATAAAAAAGGGGGACAATTGAGCCCCCCTTCGAATATATAAAATACACCTACAAATTAATATTCTAATCCGAATCTGAAAGAATCTTTGATATCGTTCGTATTGATATTGGTTACCTCGTCGGAAGTTAATATATAATCATTTTTTCCGGTTTTCTCCATATCAACCTTTTTATCATCAAAAAAATCAGATAATTTTTGATTGAAAGGATAAGAGTCGTAACTTCTCAATTCTAATTTTTCTTCGGGTGTTTTTTCTCTGTATTTCTCTATTCGAGCCTCCAAAGAGTTCAATTTACTAACAATAGAATCCATCTCTTTTAATTTAGATTCCAAGTTATTTATTTGATTAAATAAATTATTGAAGTATTCTTCCTGTTTAGTTTCAATATTTTTTTGAGAGTCCACTAGGTCTGTTATTTCTAACTCCTCAACGTCTTCATCTTTAGATTTTTCTTCAGATTTACCTTCGTCATCGATTTTTGTAACGTCATCATCTGTTTCAACATCAATTGGTTGAGGTTCTGCCGTTTCTCCACCAGCAGGTGGTGGGGGTGGAACTGCAGCTGCATCGGATGGAAGTGGTGCTTCACCTGGTGCCGGAAGAATTCCTGGTTCCGGTATCTCTGGTGCTGCTTGCTCCAAAATATACTTATTTATTTGTCTATATCTTTCG